TAGTAGGGAGTTCTGCCGTATACTAGGCCCTCTTGATGAGGCTACGCTTAATCGCGTAGCGGATGATAGTGGGTTTGGCCCTGGCAGTTGCGTGGGCGTGACTGGTGATCTGGTACCGAGCAAGAAATTCGACTCGAGACCGGTGATGACTGAAGGATTAGTACCCTTCTTTCCTGCGTTAGCAGGCTCGTTTGTCACGAGCTATTGGTTCCAACCAGATTGTACGAGGTTGGCCCAAGGGAATCATCACTTCACCGTTCCGAAGAACAGAGAGACCGACCGAAACGCTGCCAAAGAACCGCTATGGAATTCAAAACTCCAAAATGGGATTGGTAGACAGCTCGCTCGGCGCTTGAAACTCTTCGGTGTCGATATACACGACCAGGGCAGGAATCAAAACTTGGCTGAACTTGCGCGAGTCCTCGGACTCTCTACGCTAGACCTCAGTCAAGCTAGTGACCTAATCTGTCATATGTGTATCTGGCTCCTCCTCACTGTTAACGAAAGCCGTGATGGCTTGCGTTGGTGGCACCTCCTAAATCTCGCACGATCCAAGATGTGCAGAATCAAGAGGCCTGGGGAAAAACGCAACACGTGGCATCGGCTTGAGATGTACTGCTCAATGGGGAACGGTTTTACGTTCGCCCTAGAGAGTGCATTATTTCTAGCTGTGTGTCGCACTGTTGTTGGAGTGGATCAAAGGCATCATCTCGCCGTCTATGGAGATGACATGATCGTTCCGCAAGGATCGGTCGCCGAGGTCGTCGAACGCCTTGAATACTTAGGGTTTAAGGTGAACACTCGAAAGAGCTGCCTGGCAGGCCGCTTCTTCGAGAGCTGTGGATCGGACTGGTTTGACAGCCAGCCCGTACGTCCTTTCTTCCTGCGCTGGGACAACGAGAGTCCAGTACCGTATGCACTTCAGATCGCCAATGCCTTGCGGCTATGGTGTTTCCGTGTGTACGGCTGTTGCCCTTCCGAGTTCCGTAGCCTGTGGCGGTGGTTAAAGGGTCAGGTGCCAAAAGCATTCTGTAACCCCGTTCCCATTAGCCTGGGCGATGTAGGCCTCATATCCTCTTTAGATGAGTACCTGAGTGATGAGCCAGAGGTGCAAGCACATAGCTGGCCCTGGTTTGAAGGATGGAACGTTCGTCATGCGCACGTCACTTCCGTGGACGTTGAGAAACGTTCGTTTGGAGTACTAGCTTATGCGCTTGATAACGCAGCGAGTACCGATGCAACGCTTGACACGAACCTAGACCCTCTCCTTGACAGGAGACCTCAGGGTTGGTTACGGTCTGTTGCAATTGCGGCTAAAAACCGCGACCCGGGTATGGCGACGGGCGGCCGCGAGGCCGTTCGAAACCAATACGGGAAGGTGCTTACTAAGAAAAGCCATGTGTCGCAATGGCACAAGGCCGACTTGACGTGGGTCTGACAAAGACCCTGGGCCTAAAGGCCCTTTAGTCTCGTTTCCTCCATTTGGGGGTGGTTCGCGGTCATTTGCCGCATTAAAAACGG